GGTCCGGATGCCCAAGGGAAATCAGTTCGGCTTTCAGAATTTCGCCGCGACGTTGCCGGATTTGCGCTTTCTGTGCGTTTTCGCTATCGACCAGCTTCAAGGTTTCAAGGCGCAGACGTGCAAGTTAAGCTTCCAGCGTTACCCTTGTCTCCATGGGCTGCTCTACTCCATTGACAAAGTAATTGCGCTTTTGTTCGGCCAGAGTTGCGATGATTTCAGCGCAGCGCAGACGGTTTGCTTTGATAGTGGTTGTCATGTTTATCGCTCGTAGGATGCGGATTTGACTCCGACTAATTTCCTAACTTCGGACGTTTTCCATCCAAGAGGTCCACCCATGCGAATAGGTGTTATTGGCCCTGTTTTTTTACATGCCCAAATACGCAGTGTTTGTACGGCTCGGTTCATGTAGTGAGCCGCTTCCTCGGTTGTTAAGATCGGCTTTGTTTGCAGTTCAATAGGCGGGAGTTCGGTTGAACTGGTGTTTTTTGCGTTCGTTTTCATGTTCTGAATCCAATGCTTTTGATTGCCATGGCGTGATCTGACCCGGTTCGGACATGCTGATAGGAGTCGCCAAATCCAGCCACGTACCGGCCCTTTGTTGATGCGTTGCAGTAGGTGATTGGCATTGCTTCGCCTGCTTGCCGTTCGCGTGGAGGGACTTTCTCAAGACCAAGGCTCTTGCGCTGGGTAGCGGTCAGGCCGTCATGCGGCTTGAGGTACTTTGGGTTTGGGTTGCTCATAGTGGTTCACCGCCCAGTGCTGAAATCAGGTCAGGGATCATGTTTTTCAGTTCACCTGTGGCAATGGCTACGTCAGCATCGAAGCGGTCTTCATGTTGCTCTGCGCCCTCGAACACGGTTTCCAGAAAGGCCAGTTTCTTCAACTGAAAGCCATCGGTCAGCACGAAGGAAATGCGGTCATTCCAAGTCAGTGCCAAACGGGTAGGCACCTTGCCTTGTGCGATGTGCTGAGAGACTTCTTCAATGTCAAGCGGGTGACGGCCATACTTCACGACCGCTTTGGACTCGTCACAGGCTTTCAGTTCGCACTCACGATCCACGGTGAACCCTGATGGGCCTTCCTGCTCCACCAGCCATTGAGACATGGCAGACGCAGGGGAAATGATGGTGTTGACCATTTGCAAGGCCAGTCCATCTATAGACTTCACCAACATGCTGATCACGTCATCCAGTCGGCTTTGGCTGGCGCTGTCAATCATCAGCAGCTTGGTTTCTTTGTCAATCCATACCAGTGTTGCGGCTTGCTTGGTGAATGCCATTGGCAGGAAGAACATGCGAACGTCTTCGCTGATTTCGCGGGTTTCCTTCTTTCCGGGTTTGCGCCCGGTGCTGGCTTCGATGTGGGATACACGTTCTGCGACTTCGCGCCGGATCACATCGGCAGGAACGGTCTTGGATTCGATCATCAGTTTCAGAATCAACTGACCGGCCACGGATTCAATCAGCGGGCCGTTTTCGTGTCCGCGTGGTGGTATCCAGCCTACGGACTTTTCCTGAGTGGGGCCGCATGGCACAAAGTCAAAGTCTTGCTCCAGTGCTGCGTTTGTGTGTTCATCGAAAGTTGTGTTCGATGCGATGCGGTACAGGGTTGCGTTTTTGAACATGGTTTATTGGTACAAATAAGGGTTGTGAGAATTCGTTACTTGATCTGCAAACGGTCTTTTCGCACGATCCGCGCACCGGCAATCGCTTCACCGGCCAGGATTGCTGCCTTGATCAATGTTTTTGATGGCTCTGGAGGCTTGGGTTTGTTGCACAGTTCAGGAGGGAACGTGGAACCTTCGTCAATCTCTACCGATTCATCACGGTCCCGGTAGAGCGTTGCCTGGAGAAGCCCGTCATCGCTGGCGATCTTCTCTACTCCAGTGATAGACATACAGGCTTGCAGGTAGTCTTTCAGACGCGCCTGATTGGCCTTCTCGCGCTTGATCTGTGTCTGTATCTCAAGGAGATAGCGTTCCAGCGTTTCAATCGTGTGGCCTTTGCCTTTGTAGACTGCAACAACAGCTACTGCACGGTCTTTGAAGGGGCACTCAATCATGTCGAATTTGTCGGTATCAAATACCCCATCTTCATCAACGCAGAGTGACATGCGCTGTTGTACGTCTTGAGCAGCTTTATAGAGAGTGATTGTCATGATGTGCTTTCAATGGGGCCGAAGCCCCGTAAATCAGAATGGGATTTCAGAGTCGTCCGCATCAAAGAACTGGTCATCCGGCATGTGTCCACCATGGACACGATCAGGCATGGCCCGTGCTGCCTTTAATGGGTGGTGGCGCAGCGCAGCTACCATCTTTGGCAAGGCTTCCGGTGTTGTCTTGCGGTCCAGAATCTCGCTGGCTGTCAGTTCGCTATTTGCTTGGAACACACCACGGAGAACCATGCGAGTGCCGGTGCTTCCGTCGTTCTTCGCAAAGTCCTCAGTCTCCAGAAGGATTCCGACAGGCTTGCACAGTTCAGGAAATACGCTTCCTTGCTCTTGTACGTCCTTCTTGGTGTCGTAGTCGTATCGGGTAACTGTTCCTGCTTTTGGTGCAATGGAGCGCAGTTGCAAACAGGTCATCAATGCATTGAGCATAGAGAACCCGCCGATCTTTGAGCCATCAGCTTTCATCGTGTAGATGCTGACCTTGGTCTTTTGGCCTGCGTTGCTGGTGAAGCTCAGAGCGACACCCTTAGTGCCAGTCTTGGCTGTAATGTCTTCTGCTTGTGTGATCTGGCCGATGTACTTGCCAATCTCCTTGATCTGGTTTCCTTGGGTGTCGGCTTTACGGGCTTCGTTTACGTCGAGTTGATACATGGTGCTTTTTCCTTTGAGTTAAGCGGTTGGTGAAAGAGTCAAGTTGTAGTAATCGCAAATGGTCTGATCTACCTTGGCAAGATCGTTTTCGATATGCTCGGAATCAAACATGCCCATAGGCGTTTTCACGGTGTCTAGCCCGTTGTTTTGCGTGCTGAACAGGTACTGCCCATTGATGACAGTCGTTCGCATGACAATGGTCAACAGACCTTCAATCGTGATCTTTTCATCCAGCAATTTGCCAATCGTCTTAGCCTTGACGTGGCCGGATTCGTCCTGCTGTGTGTGAGCAAGGATGTAGACGCGGGTACTGTCTGCCAGCTTCCCGGCGCACATCAGAATGTCCCAAGCGTTACGGGCTATTTCGTTGTACTTGGCAAATGCCGCATTGCCGGTTTCGTTGTCCAACACCCGACGCATGAATTCATTGGCGAGGATGTACTGGAAGTCATCAATGATGATGATTGGCTTGTGGGTGCGCTGCATTGCGCCCACGATGGTTTGCGCGTTGTCCGTAACGATGATGGAGCCTTCCGGGGTTCCCTTGGTGCATGGACCCCATCCTTTAGCGCGGAATGGGAGAGGCTTTTTAACAGCCTGAATCAACAGCACTTCGGCTGGGTTCAAGTTGCGCAGGCTGGTTGTTTTTCCGGTGCCAGATTGACCAAGGAGCATTGTTGCGATAGACATGGTGTTGTGCTTTCAGTTGAGTTTGTGGAATGGTTTTGAAGTTCGGAAAAGTCAATGAGTGAAATGCGGCAAAGCTGCTTCATGTGATCCTGTTTGATGCTGTATTCGCATCCAATGCTGTAAAGCACATCTAGTGCAATCTGGTGCTGTGCTGCTGCTTCGTTTTGGCTTTCTGCTGTGTCGTAGCAGAACGGTTCGCCGTCGATGTAGTTCATGCTGGAACCTCGTAAGTGATACAAGTCAGCTTGCTAATCTGCTCTTTGATCTGCTCGATACGGCTGTTGAATTCTTCGCGCAGCTTGGATTCCTCGGCCTTGAGTGTTTCCACCTGTGCGGCGATTGGATTGAAGTCGTCAGGCGTTTCAAACGTCACTTCTGTTTCGCAGACCTTGGTGTATCCAGCACCAACCTTGCTCAGATCAGAAGCAAACAGGACGTATTCTTCTTTGCCAGTAAATTGCGATACGCGGTAGTGAACGATTTGCTTTATGGTGTGTTTCATTGCATG